AAAAGGATGACATATGACAATTACTGGAGTAATGTGTTTAATATGATGGGCACCGCCCTCGTACAAGATACGACGGCCGTCACTGCCATACAACAAGCAGTAGATGTGCCCACTAGGGGAACTGGAGTTCTCTCTTATCTGGGCCGAAAAGAAGTAATTATCGGCATGGCTGTTGGGGCAGCCTTTATTTTGATAGACAACCGTCGAAGACTCATGCATTCCGCGCGAGCTGTGTGCGACCCTGTACAACGGGTCGCGCCCTTAGTCGACTTGGTGTCTAGTGACTGTCTGAGCGATCATCGCCAAGACTTTAAGGACATGATGAACACCGAGCTAGTAAGCCACGGGGTGATGCGAAATCATTCACACCCGGAAGCAGCGAGGTTGAGATGTGTTGCCAATACGTTGATGAATAATTTCACCGTCGCGATTGGCAGTAGTGTATATTCCGTGTCTGGCTCTAAAGCCGACATGGCGAATTTGAGCGGGAGCCATGCCTATTATGGCGGCAAAGACCTCGCGTACAAATCAAGAAATGACGTGGTACAAAATTACCACACGATACGGATGACTGACGTCGATTACTATGTGGACATGGGCCGCTACTGTCGGGGCAATAATGTGTTGTTGTACACTTTTGTCCCGACAGCGGTGGCCGGCGAGACCGACGACGCAGTTTATACCGTGTGTGACGATGAGGTGCAGGTGCATGTTAACGGCGGGGGTCAGTACGCCCACAAATTGTGGGACTATGAAACCGACCATTTGATGTTTGACCACTGGTGGGGTACCACTGTCTACTTAGTGGAGCAGGTCAATGTTAGCCCAGATAGGCGCATTGTCTTTCTCAATGCTGTTAGACAGGTTTACACCCCGCTAGGCTGGCTCATGAAGGGTAAGAGATTAGAGCGCAGGCGTATGAGCTACGGTAACGTAATATATGTGCAGTCACAACGCCATGTGAACAAGGTTGTTACAACTTTTCATTCACTGGCTGTTAATGGCTCTAAGATGGCCGCCACCATTACCGAATCGGTATGGCAGGCAGTGCAGATACGTTACAATGAAGCCGCCAAGCCCAATATATCTGAAATCGAGCGTGTCGTCAGACATGTAGATCCCGATGCCCCCCCGCACGTAGCACCCTTATTATACAAGGCGCTTGGTGATGCCACATTCCGCCACGCTTTGCGAGTGCAGTTGATTAGCAGCAGCACGCCCGATAAACACTACCAAACATTAAAGCCGTACCTCTATGAGGACGCCACGCCCACCGTGCGCACCATCGCACCCGCTTACTGCGACAATGCAGCCTACCCCGGCCGCTCCTACAACAATGACTACGCCTGCGTTAAAGGAAGATTGACTGACGTTAAGAACCTCGTGGATACCTACCCTCCATTTTATATGGAGGCAATGAATGAGTATCTGGAGAACTTAATCCCCAGCCACGAGGTTGGCACGTATGTGCCACACGACCTGCAATTTATGGTGAATAAATGGAGCAGGCCGACGCAGCGCAACTTGTTGAAGCAAGCTTGGGACTGGTTGTTTATAGATAGCATGTTCAAGATACGTGCATTTCAGAAAACCGAAGTGTACAGTAAAGTCACCGCCCCCCGTAATATTAGTACCCTGCCTACCGATCATAATATACGTCTAGGGCAATTCACCAATGCCTTGGCCATGTTGTTCAAGCAACAATCGTGGTATGCTTTTGGCAAACACCCGCGTGAAGTCGTGACTCGTTTACGAGACATGGCCGACGAAGCTGACGTGTTTGTAGAAGCCGACGTTAGTAAGCAGGATGGAAGCACTGGACACATACATCAGTTGTTGACAGTGGCCACGTTTAACCGTGCCTTCGCCGCACCCTACCGTAAGGAAATTGGGCGCATGTTACGCTTAGAAGGACACGCTAGTGGTACTACGGGTAATGGGCTCAAATATAAGACAGACAATACAACACATAGCGGATCATCTGATACATCGCTGCGCAACACAAATA